CAGCAGGACCGGCCAATCAGGGTCATCCCAGGTTCCGGTGATCGTCATGCGGACGGGGCGGATGCCACGCCGCCATTCGTCCACCCGCCGGCGCCATTCGGCCTCGATGTCCTCGTCATCCTCAGCGGACAGCGCCCCGCTGGGCGTCTCGGCCCCGGCGCGCTGCACCCACTCCGCAAGCCGCTCCGCCTGCGCTCGCAGCTCACGGACTTGAGCGAGATCCTGGTGCAGCCTCGCGTAAATGGCCTCCACCTGCCGGCCATACTCGGCTAGCCTGGCCGCCCGTTCCCGCTCCACCCGCCGGAAGTCGAGCGTCATCGCGACGATGAGCGCTACCGCCCCGACGATGCCCACACCGAGTAGCACCCACTCCATCAGTCCTCCTCATCACGCGTCAATCGTCCGTGACTCCTAGCTCGCTGCTCGAATAGCCGCTAGCAGGACGATACCGAGCGTCACGATGAAGCAGACGGTAACAACGGTGGTTCCGATATCCATCAGCGTATCGATCCGTTATCCTGATAGTGGCTCCGGCAGTGGGGTCAGCTTGGCTGCATGCGAGCCGTGCTCGCGCTCCACAAGCGGCCGCTCCTCTCGGCGCCCGCACCAGCAGCAGAGCAGCAGGTAGATGACGCGGCCGTCGGGGAAGAACACCCGCCCCTCGACGTGGTCACAGTGCGCACACTCGCTCATGCGGCCTCGTCGTTTGCCTCGTCGTTAGCGGCGTCGTCCTGCTGGCGATCACCCTGCTCAGCGCCGTAGGGCGCAACGGCGAACTTCGCCTCCCGCTCCGCCTTCTCCCGGTCGGCGTTGGCTGCCACCTGCTCGAGGTCGTACTCGACGCCGAAGGGCGCAATCAGCACCTGCGCCACCCGCCGCTCGACCTCGGTGTCGATCGCGGCCTCGCTCTTGAGCAGGGCGAGCGCATTCGCGGCCTGGTTGAGCGCTGCCGCCGCCGACTGGACGTCCTTCTGCCGCATGTCCGGCATCTGGACGGCGAACTGCCACGGCACCGGCCGCAGCGTCCGCAGCGTCGTTGGTCGCCATTTGATCATCCCCGCCAGCTCGGCCTGGTCGAGGATGAAGGTCACGAGCTGCTCGAGGCAGTACCGGAAGTACCGCTGCCTTGCCGTCAGCCGCTTGATGGCTGGCTCGGCGAGCTCCGTCGCCGTCGCCCGGTTGACGTCCGTCGTGCCGCTGAGCCAGGTCTTGGGGAGCCCCGCGCCGACGGCGACGGCATCGACGATGGCATCGAGCAGCGCGACGTCGTCCGGAATCTTCAGGTCGGGCGCAACCGCATTCCAGGTGACGGCAGTCGAGTGGACGCGCGTCGCCCCATACGGTGGCCCCTTCCCCTCGAGCTCGGCCTTGACCTTTGCGACTTCCTGCTCGCCGCCATCGACCGTCACGTCGTAGATGAAGCTCTTCGTCAGCAGATTCCGCTCGACGGCGTTGAAGAGTGCCTGGTCGTGGGCATCGATGATGTCGGCAATCGAGAGCAGGTCGCTGCGGCCTCGCCGGGCGCCCATGACGGAGTTGATCTTGAAGTAGAAGCAGGAGCCGAGATACAGGTACTCGCGGTCGCCATCGCGGAACGTCTCGGAGAGCCGGGCCGGCACGAGCCGCCCGTACTCCCGCCGGTTGGGGTCGGTCTCGACGTGGACGACGCGCAGCCGCTGCGGTGGCCCGCCGGGATCCGGCCGCTTGAGCTGGATGGCGATGACCTCCTGGTCGTTCGCCGGGTCGGTGATGACCTGCTCGATCCGGCCGGGGTCGATGTACCCGAAGCGCACCGCGCCGTTGCGGGGGTTCACCGTCACCGGCAGCACCAGCTCCCCCCACAGCCCCAGCTCGAGGCAGTAGTCATGGACCGCCTGGTCGATCCGGTTCTGCGGATCGAGCCAGGTACGGTCGATCGCCTCCTGCTCGAGCTGGCGCGCCGGCTCGTCCGGGTTCGTGCTGACGACCGTGATGCCCTCGCCGACGACGAAGTCCCGGATGACCTCGAGCACCCGCTTGGCGAGGTAGTTGTGGTCGTAGAGGTAGAATGCGAGCTCCTGCATCCGCTCCTGCTTGAGCGGGTCGAAGTCGCGACGGCTCTGCTGCGAGATGCGCCGGTAGTACCGGGAGCCGCCACCGGTGGGGCTCAGGTCGGCGTCGGGGTCGTACGCGCCCGGAATCGCCTCGTAGACGGTGATGACCTCCGGCTGCGGCAGCGCGGGTGCCGGCGGCTGCGGTGCCGACCGCCCGCGAATCCAGTCGAAGAAGCCCATCGTTAGTCTTCCTCCTCGTGCTCTCCTAGAGGCGCAAGCGACTGAAGCCGCCGCCGGTATGCTCCCCGAACGTCCGCCGAACGAGCGGCGGCGGCACCACGCCGGTGTCGATGGCGGGCGGCTGCTCCATCAGGCTGTGCCAGGACCAGTAGGCGGCATCGACCAGGTCGAAGGGCTTGGTCAGCGGCACCCGGCGGAGCGCCCGATGCAGGACGGTGTGCGTCCCCCGGACGTGGCGGATGCGGTCCCGCTCGTAGTCGGCGAGCATCTGGCTCCACCGGTGGACCTTGTTCCCTGGCTGGCTCCCGGCCTTCTCTTCCCGGAAGCGCAGCATGGGCTTGCCAGGGCTGACCTCCTGCCAGATCTTCCGGTACGTGGTCTCCCAGAGCTCGCCGCCCTGGTCGGTCTCGAAGCCGATCAGCGTCGCCTGGTACTCGAGCGCCTTCTCGATCGCCAGTTTGATCGTCGTCTCCGGCGTCGCCCGCTGCTCCCAGGAGAACAGCCGATAGAGCCGTCCATCCACGCCGCGCCCGTCGACCTGGACGCCATGGGCGTCGGCCTGGTCGCTCGAGGTCACGGCCGGATCGCACCAGACCTGCACCTGCTCGAGCGCGGGCACCTCGTCGGGGTCGACCAGGATGGCGTCGAGGTCGAGATGGCTGAAGAGCCCGCCCGCCGGCGGCTCGACGTCGTGCTGGCACTCGCTCAGGAACGCGGAGAGGCCGAAGTCGTCGAGCATCGCCTGACAGCGCTCGAGACTGAGCCACTCCCAGGTGGGGCGACCGCCGGTGATGACGTAGCGGCCGTCCCGCTGCTCGACCTGCAGCCCCTCGACGGCGGGATAGGGGCCGGAGACCATGCGGTCGGTCAGGAACTCGGCTCGGCCGTCGGCGAGCCGGCTGAACACGCTGTCGGGGTGGATGAGGTTCTGGACGGCGAGCACGGCCAGGTCCTGCGCCCCAGCCGGCAGGAGCTTGCGCGTAATGACCTTGATGCGCTTCTCGACGGCCGTCGGCGTGTCGGTCTCCGAGTCGATGTCGTCCAGAATCATGAAATCCGGCCGGACCTCCTCGAGCTTCGCGCCGCGCGCCGCGCTGTCGAGGCCCAGCGCATCGACGGTGAACCCCGAGGCGGTGCGCAGGCGATTGCGCCGCCAGCCGCGACTGGTCCCGTACTTCGAGAGCAGCCGCTCGGCCATCGCCGGGTAGTAGTGCTCGACCGCGGCCGACTCGAGCATCGCGGCGATGTTCTGGACGTGGTCGTCGGCCTTCTCCTGGGTGGCGCTGATGTACCAGGCATAGCGGCGGATGCCGCGGGCGCCGATGGCGACCGTCGCCAGCTCGGCGTTGGTGCTCTTCCCGGCGCCGCGGGGCCAGATGGCCACGAACGGCGCAGGCCGCTCGCCCCGCTGGAGCGCCCAGACCCAGTCCCAGAAGGCGCGGTGAAACGCGGCGAACGCGATCGGCACCCCATCGGATGTCGAGACGTACTGGGGGAAGAGCGTGCGGACCCAGGTCTCCCAGTCGCGCTCGATGTCGGCGGTCGTGGCCGCCGCACCGGAGCGCTCGAGCCGCTGCGCCGCCTCGGCCTCGACGAGGATGCGGGCAATTGCCCGCTCCATCAGCGTCACTTCGCCCAGGCTCCCGCGGCGATCTTCTCGGCCTCCGCCAGCAGCGGCGCAGGGTCAAGGCCCTTCTCCTGGGCAAACTCGGTGACAAACTTCTTGAGGATGGTGACATCGAGCCGGTCCCGTCGGCCCCAGCGGTCGGGGAAGCGGCGCTCGAGGAAGTCCCGGATGGCCTGCCAGGATTCGGGCATGTGGGCCTTCCACTGGGCGACCATCTCTCGCTCGGCCTCATGCTCGGCCTGCTGGACCGCCTGGAAAAACTGGAAATATCGACCAGCCTTCTCCTGCTGGCCGCGGCGCATCCAGTTGTAGAAGGTCTTGTAATCGATGCCGGCACAGGCAACCGCGGCCTCGCGGTAGTTGCCGTCCCGGAGGGCATCGACGATGCGCTGCTGCACCTCCGGGGTAAGTTTCGTCGGTCGTCCGCTCAACGATTCCCTCCGTAGGTGGACCGCAGGGCAGCCCGGACCAGCTCCGGAGTGCACGACTCGGGGAGCGTCGCCGAGACCCAGTACTCGAACGCCTCCGACTCGAGCCAGTCGTCCGCGGTGGGGTAGCCTGA